GATACATTCAAGTTCAGATTGCAAAGCAATTTTAAGTGTGAATTCAATAACGGAGTTCACACCACCACCGCCAAGTTTGACAGATACCTGTCCTTCAAATTGGACCTTAGTTTTGTCTGGGTAAGTTTGTTCAAAGAAGAGTTTCTCCTTATCTTCCGCCGCCTTACGCAAAACACGGTAAGAAGAAGTTGTGCTTGAGTTATCATAAGCGAACTTGTACTCAAGCTCTCCTGCATCACCAATTCCAAATTCGTATTTTTTAACCTTATCTGCAAGGGTTGTGTTTTCAACCTTTTCAGGTTCGATACCGAATTCAGGCACTTCTTTAAGTCCTACAAGGTCAGTATAAGTTCCTTTAGCTTTTCCATAAGCAAGCTTAATTCCATTTGCTAACATCTATTAATTCTCCATTCTATATTGATAAACAAGCTCAGAGTCAAGGTCGACAATACCTTCAAATCGCATCAACTTGTGACGCAAGTGCGATGGATCTGGAACATCTTGACAGTCAGTTCTTCGTAAACCTAACGATGCAAAAATCTTATCGATTTCAACCGCTAAGTTGCTTGTACTGTCTTTGTCGAATATATCAACCTTGTAGCGGATATTCGACTTGCGCTCTTTCTCGTCATACCAATCACCTGGCTTGTTCTGTTCTTCCAAAAAAATAACGACTGGGAAGTTCTCCCAATCGTCCGGATAAGTATCGGTCACATTATCTGCGACCTTCTGCAATTCTTTGTAAATTACGGGTTTAATATTGATCATTATATCTGTTCCTTTATCTTCCTACTAACGTATTTAGAAATGTTATTCGATACACGTTCCTGGTTGTCCTTCAAGGCAGGGTACAAGTAAGGTTGCGCTGGTTGACCATACATCTTGTAAAATTCACCTCTTTTCGCAAAGTGGTAAGGCCCTACGTTGATTTGGTCTTCGTGCACGTACCATGGACTAGAACGATAAGACACGCTCACTTCGGGCGATATACCCGAATGATTAGCTAGTCCTTTCGGACCTGTTCCAAGCTCGACATAAGCACCGTGGTCTGAATTCGTGAAGACTTCACCGATTACTCGGCCACCTTCAATTCTAGCTCTTACTTTGATACTATTCCTCAACTCGCCCTCATTTGCTGGCGCTCTGAGTTTAGCTTCTGCTTGAACTACATTTTTACACGCATTCAAGACCGCACGCCTGACGATATCATCGCCTACTTGTTTGCTTGCCAGCTTACGACATTTAGCGATTAAGCTATCTGCTCCGATTAAATCTGACACGTTCTAACTCCAGTACTTGATGTTGGGTATACACTTTTTTCGAGATAACCCGATGTGTGACCTCCGTCTTGCTATCGATACAGACGCCATCTTTGACATTAATATCTGCATCCTTGCTCGCATTCGCATTCAGGATATCATTCAAGCGTTCGCCATATATTTCAGATTGTAGTTTGCTACTTGCTGGCCACAATTCAAGTCGAACTTCTTCAACCTTGTCCGTGTATCCTTCCTTAGCAATTCCCTCATCTGTCACGATTTTCTTGAACCGTTTGAGGTTATAAGGTTTCAGTCTATTCTTTTTCAAAAACATGGCCTGCCACCCTCGCTAAACGATGCATCCGAATACGTTGTAAAATGCCCGTAGACAATCCGTTTTCTCCGTAGGTAACAGATATACCGCCCTCGCTTCTTGACTGCTCTCCCTCGCTTCCTGAACGATTATAGAGCTCGATTACAAGCTCCGGAATAAGTCTTTCAAGCGCAGGCGTTAGATTGTCTCGATTAGTTTCTGATAAAATGATATTTTCTGCCCGTAAAATCAAAGACGAGAGGACTGCTTCGTCACTCTCGCCTGTCAATATTTTTAGTTTTCCAAGTTCCATAAGACCTCCTAATCTAAAGGAGTCGTCTCGTCTCCTTGTGCTTCGGTTTCTTCTTCGTCAATGACTTCAATCACATCTGCGATATCAATCGAGAACCCTTCCTTGAGATTGTGCGACAGTTCGTCAAAGCGTCCTTCTGTCATCTCAAAGATTTCGTTCTCTTGTCGAACTACATTAGCTTGCCAATCATTGAACGCTTGCTTGACTCTGGCTTTCATGGGTCAGACCTCGTTATTTAACCTTCCAGTTATCTGAGTCAGAATCTGGTTTGTTGGTTGATCCAGTGATGTCTTTGACAGCAACATAGACTTTATCTTCATGAGTCACTGTGTCACCTTTTTTGTAATCTGAACCAGACTTCCATGCTTTCGCACGATTCACTGTCTTACCTTGAGCTGACTCTTTAGCATCAGGTTTAGCATTTGCAATTGTGATGATGTATTTTTGGAAATGTTCAAGGACGTAAGCTCCAGTGTAAAGCAATTGCTCTACCAATTCGCCAAATCGACCAGGCACGTTGTCGTTGTACTTAGTGTTGTCAATCTGAATTGGAGATGTCACAACACCAGGTGCTGCTGCAAGGGCGTGTACATTTGGCAAGAATTTAGAAGGTACTTTGTAGACTGTGTAGTCATCCAACTCACCAACGTATCCTTTACCAAGGACTTTTTTATCAGCATCACCTTGTGGCAAGCGTACGATTTCAGATTTGATAGCCTTGTAGAAGCTTGGAGTAACAAAGAGCAAACGTTCTTTAGTGATCCCAAGCTCATCCAATTTTTCAGAAACGTCAAGAACTGCATTGTAAGCGTTGTTTGCGCCTGCTGTGTTACCCATAACAACATTTTCGCTTACATTACCAAGTGCTGCATCAAAACGAAGTTTGTCAAGGTATGGAGCGACTACTTCTGCTGCCTGGCGAGCAATCACATACTCAATATTTACTTGACCATTCGAGTCACGTTCGTCCAATTGGTCAACGAAACGACCCCAGTATTTCTCTTCTTCAAGAGTGTAGACCTTCTCTTCAACTTCAACGTGGTCAAATTCATTGTCTTTGTTGCGTTTATAGTCTTTGAGCTCAGTTGTGTTACCTGTTGCGACTGTGAACGAGCGACCGTTTAGAGTCACTGCTTCACTTGGTGTTAAGAGCGGTGTTGCGTATGAATTTACTGCAAGAACATCCTCGATAATTCCAAGATGTTTCTTGCGTGATTCTGCTGTGTTTAATGCTTCAAATGCCATTTATTTTTTACCTCATTTTTTATATTTTTAGCGCAAAAAGTCCTGTTTCCATTTTTCAGTGACTTCTTGCTGATTTGCTGGCGCAGTCTTAATAGGTGCGCTACCTTTCATACGGTCGGATACGCCTTTCTGGACTGCATCCTCCCACGTTTTCTGAATGCTTGCGACTGATTCGGTCACAGCTTTAGCGTCTGACAAATCAACCACGGACACTAATTCAACTGGTAAGCCACGTTCGCTTAGCATTGTCTTAGCTTCTGCGGTTAATTCCTTGCGAACAATAGCCTTTTCACGGTCAGCTAGTTCTTGCTCAAGTTGTTTTAGCTGATAATCTTTCTTTTCATCAGCATTCATCTTAGCAAGCTTCTTAGCTTCGTTTTCTCTAGCTTCTTGCTCAGATTTCCACTTAGCAAATTTCTTATTGATGATAGCATCGACGTCTGCATCCGTGTACTTCTTCTCGTCTTGCGGTTGTTGCGTAGGTTCTGCAGGTACCTCTTGGACTTCAACCGTTTCGACTGTTTGTGTTTCTTCGTTCATTGCGAACCTCCTATTTTTAAAGTCGTCCCCGACTGTGTAATTCCATAGCTTTTAGAGTCTTCAATGCTTGGACAATTTAAAAACCGTACGGGATTCCATACGGTTAGTTTCTACAGTTTAATTTCTTCAATTTTTGCACGTTGTTCTAGAATTTTTAAATAATTCCACATAGTCGAACGCTGACCTTTTAACAAATCGATAGGACATTTAGGTTCGAACTCTAGTTGTCCTTTTTCGTATTGGCCAATCATCATGTCTAACTTTTGGAATCGTTCTCTCAATTCGTAGTATTCTTTTTTAAATCGTTCTTTCCAAGGTTCCTTTTTTTCTGTCCCTTTCTAAAATACAAAAACCGCCTCGAATTCGACACGGTTTATAGCAATTTACAGTGATTTATAGCAGTCTATTCCTGCCAGTCAAGATGTTGGATCACCTACTTTCTGTTTTTGAACTCTTTGTTTAAGTTTTTCATAAACAAAAAGATAAAAGATACCAGTAATAAGAATACCAACCACCCGAAAGCGATCAGCACCCATTCCCAAATAAACATGTTTTACTCCTTTCTGAGCACGAAAAAAGCACTTAGATTGCTCTAGGTGCTTAATTAAATTGATTCTAGTTTTAATGTTTTGAGATATTCTGCCCATTCCTGGTCCAAATCCTCGACAGTTTTGTTCTTGTTTTTTTCATGGACAGCATTGAAATCAATGTTGTCATCTTCGCCTTCTGGCCAAGTGTAAATATCTTGTTTTGCCATATCATTCAATCCTTCCAAATTCAAATTCAAACACTTCAGAAAACATTTCAAGCGTTTTCTCCTGTGCCACACTTTCATTATATCCCAATTTCTTGAATTTATCAATTTGATTGACATATTTTTCCTGTGCACTACGCGGAATACGTTTGTTAGGTCTTGAATACCAATAAACACTTCCGTCGTGTCCTATGATCAAACCATATTTTACAGTGTTATTTTTGCTACGTTGCTGTAAGGAAGCAAAGTCACTGAGCGAAGGAGGATAACCAGATGGATGATTGTGAATCGAAACAAGACTTTGTTCAGGTTTTTCTTTAAAAGCCTTTCTGACTTGGTCGTTATAAACTACACCTTTTGTTTTTCTAGCTTTATTGCTTAATGCAACAATTCTTCCCGTCTCTGCATCGATCAAATAGTAGTCTTCAAACGGTGTTCCATTTCTATGCTGCAACATCTGCCTTGAAACTCTTGCAATAGGTTCAGATATATGTGAAGTCTTTGGATGATTTTTTAATTTATCAACAAATTCATCACTTCGTACATAATCAAGATTCGCTCCAAATTGCCTACCGCTTAGTTCTCGTTCTCGTTCTCGTGGCTCTACTACATACTTGCTATACCACTCGTCGTAAGTCATATCAGCAGGTACGTACTCGACTTTGCCAGTCTTAGGATTTCTCGCTCGTCGCTCTAGCTTGCTGTAGTCGATATCGTCATCATGTGCGATAGTCGTAGACCTGCACCATGGATGCAGAGGTGGATAGTTCACACCAGGAACAGCCTTGTCCGTATCGTAAACCTTGTTGTCGTGCTCCTGGCAAATGTGAGACGTGCGCTTGTCTAAAACCGCTACGAATTTATACTTTGTAATCTCGGCATCTTCATAGCTGAGCAGTTCCATCTGGTTATGAAAAAACGCTGACTCTGTCCGCACCAAACGTCTAGCTTTATTTTGACCGACCTCAAAACGTTCAGCAATTGCTTGAGATGTATCTCTTACGCTTCGGCCAGTCATAAGACTCACCAAAAGCTCGTCTTTCACACTTGAAGCGAGCGCCCCAGTATTTGACCATATTCTGTCCGAATAGGCCTCTCCCGTCCATTTTAGACCTTGTAGACGTTTGATTTCTGTTTCAGGTAAGTCGGAGAAGCTATAAGCAAGTCCTGTTTGCTGCTGCAAGTCAAAGGTAGCTTTGTAGTAGCTATCTTTCATCAAATCGCTGTAAAAGCCATCTGATCCTTGCTTTTCAGAAAGATAGATAGAACTACGCATACGGTCTAAATCGTTGTTCAAACGCTCTAGGCGCTTCATACGGTAAGCGTAAGCCGGACTATCTAAATCAGCCAGTAACCTTTGAATATTTGGGTCGTCCGGTCTTGCTTCAAGAACCTTGCGAAGTTCATTCAGGTCTTTTTGATCCTTCATGTTTTTTAAGACATGACGAGCATCACGCTCACTCAAACCATAATCACGTTGAAATTTGTCAAAGACCTTATTGATTTGCTTGTCTAGATAAGCTTTTGACTCTTTGTAGACTTTATCAAACTTGTCCGCTTGCTTCTCAGCCTTATCCATCTGCTCATAGATGAGATTAGCTTTCCTCTGGGTCCAGTAGTCCTTGTTGTTCATCTGTCACCTCTTCGTCTGGCTTCGTGTTAACCTGGTTAAAGAATGGCACACGTTCCATGTTCTTTTCTTTCTCTTCCTCGAGGTCTTCCAATTCAGCGTCAGGATCTTCAACGAATGGCAAGAGAGAAATAAGCTGACGAAGTGACACCTTACCTTCAAGATTATTGATAACCTGTGACAATT